GCGATCTTTTTGACGTGCTCATTGATTTGATCGCCGGGACCACGGGCATTCCCAAGCGCATTCTCACCGGAAGTGAAAGGGGGGAGCTCGCGAGCAGTCAAGACCAGGAACAGTGGCTGCAGCGTATCTCGCGTCGTCAGACGACGTTTGCGGAACACAGCATGCTCAGGCCGCTGATTGACCGGCTGCTGCTGCTGAGAGCGTTGCCTGCACCGGCGCAGCCGTACAGCGTCGTCTGGGAGAATCTCTTCGCCCTTTCGTCGGCCAAACAAGCCGAGGTGGCCCAGCACGTGGCCACTGCACTCAATCAATACGCTCCAGGCATGGCCGAAACAATCGTTCCTCCCGAAGAATTCCGCTCCGTCTACCTCGGCATTGCTCCTGAATCGGATTATGCCCTCCCAGATGTCCCTCCGGATGACGAGGACCTGTAGCCCATGCCCCTCACCATCCTCGTCGCCGCCCGCCCCGCGCAACGCCGTTTCGTCGATACCCCGTCACGCGTCGAAGCGTGGCAGCTCCTGCACCGCGAAGCCGACCGCGCGTATCCGCAGCTCCGCACGCTCTGGCAGACGGTGTTCGCCGACTACCGAGCCGACCTCGACACGGACGCCATGCGGGCCGCGCTCCGCAGTGGCAACCTGCTCGACGTCGAGCGCCTCATCGCACCGGCCTGGCGTGCGGTCAGCGACGCCGTGCGTCTACCGCTGCAACTCCTCCTGCGCGAGACCGCCAGCCGCAGCGCGGAGGCGGTGCTGCCAGCCACAGAAGCCACACTAGGGGCCGACATCGCCGTGCAGTTTGGCGTGGTGGTCCCCGAGGCCCTCACGGCCATCGAGACCTACGCCGGGACGCAGATCGTCGGCATTGGCGAGACAACGCTGAAGAGCGTGCGCGCGGTGATCCGGAGCGGGTTCGAGGAGGGCCGGAGCATGACGCAAATGATGCGCGACCTGGAGGCCTTCGTCGGCCTCACCCCGCGCCAGACCGAGGCACTGGAGACGCTGCGCCAGCGGCTGCTCGACGCCGGCAAGACACGAGCACAGGCGCAACAAGCCGTGGACCGGGCCGCGAGGCGGGCGCTGCAGCTCCGGGTGGAGCAGATCTCTCGTACAGAATCGCTGTTTGCCGCGAACGCCGGCCAGCAGGCCTTGTGGACCGAAGCCGCCAGGCAGGGGACGCTCGACCCGGAGCGCTTCAGAAGGCGCTGGATTCTTACCCCAGACGACCGACTCTGCCTCAGTATATGTGCACCAGTGCCCAGTCAAAATCCTCAAGGCGTCGGCTTGCATGAGCCATTTCAGACCCCCATAGGGCCGGTGATGTTTCCCCCTGCACACCCCCAATGTCGGTGCGCCGTCTCGCTTGTGGCGCGGGAGGGCGCATGATGCCTGAGCGTTCGGCGACCGCCCTGCTCGGCATCCTCCAGCGCCATGGCGTGACACGCGAGGTCCTCGAAGTGTGGGTGCACTTTTGCGAAGCGCGCAAGACAGGCGTGGTGACGTACCACCATGTCAACGGGAAGGTGGAGATGGTCGAGGTGTCGCACAAGAGCCGGGTGGAAAAGACGCTTGACAACAATGGAGGCTTCTGACGATACTGTAGCATCTTTTGCTGGTGCGTAAAGCACCAAGCGAGCCACTCTACACGAAGCTCATCCTCCTGAGGTGTCCCTCAGATGGATGGGCTTTTTTTGTTGGGCCACACGCATGCCACGCACGACACGGCGCCTCACCATCCAGACTGCCCTGACCGTCCCCCCCGCGCGTCTCACCCTGAACAACCGCGAATATCTGACTGCTCCCGCTGTGCTCATTGTGGAAGGTGTGCTCAATGGTGCCTACATTCCCGGCAGCGAACTCATCGCTCCTGACTGGAATTCTGTGCCAATAGTTCTCAATCACCCGCTCGATGCGCATGGCGTGCCCATGAGCGCGCGCACCCCCGAGGTCCTCGCGGCGTCCGGCGTCGGGCATCTCTACCGTGCACGCCTGGGGACTGGCCAGCGTCAGGGGCATACGGTCACCAGCTTGCAGGCGGAACTCTGGCTTGACGTCGCCCAGGTGGAGGAGGTGGGTGGCGAAGCGGTGCAGGCGATGACGATGCTCGAAGCGCAGACGCCCTTAGAGCTCTCGACCGGCTTTTACTCCTACGCCGAAGAGACCAGCGGTGCCTTCTACGGTGTGCCCTACAGCGAGGTGCACCATGATCTCCGGCCTGACCATCTCGCCCTCTTACCCAACGGCATTGGCGCCTGCGACTGGCAGAGTGGCTGCGGGAGTCCGCGCCTCAACCAGCAGTGCACCTGCCATCAGGAGACGCCTATGGACCATGTGCAGGCGCGCGGCTGGCGCGGCTTTGTGCACACCCTGAAAACCTTTGTGCAGCAAGAGGAAGCTGGGCTCCCAGCAGGAGCGCCAGCGGTCTTTGTCAATGGCTACTATGTGGGCGATGGCACGAACGTCCAGGTGTGTGCGTTGGCGCGGCAACTCCCAACACCACCACTCAGGACACACCAGACTGACGCTGATATACGGGAAAGTCTGTACGGAGCACTGGCGCGGGAGATGGCCGTTGACTTCACGCCGATCTTCATCGATGCGGTCGATGTCGCCAATCACACCTTCACGTATCGTCAGGGCGAGCGCTTGCTGCAACGGTCCTGGACCGAGACGGACGGCCAGATTGCCCTCACCGAGGGCGCTACAGACGTGCAACGGCAGACCACGTATGTCCCCGTCACCCAAGAACAGGAGGCCCCCCCTATGGCCACAGACGCGGTGAAAGAGCGTGTCACGGCGCTGATCACGCACACGCAGACGAAGTGGAGCGAGAGCGACCGGGCCGTGCTCGAAGCGATGTCCGAAGCGCAGCTCGCGTACCTCGAACCCGACACGGACGCGCTCGCGGCACTGCAGGCGCAAGAAACGCGCAAGGCGGCGGTGATTGCGGCGCTGGTGGCGAACACCTGGTGTCGGCTGAGCGAGTCGACCCTCAAGAGCATGTCGCTCCAGGAGCTGGAGGACCTCACGGCGATGGGCGAGACGCAGGAGCCGTCCTACGCCGGCCAGGGCCTGCCCGCGCTGCGCCAGCAGGCGGACGGGGACGAGGGCTGGATGCCGAAATCTATCCTCGCGAAGAAGGAGTAACGCCTTGGCAGAAACGGAACAGATCATGCGTTGGGGGCCTTGTAACCAGTACCATGCGACCGCGCAAGCGGCCATCATGCCCGGAGACCTCATTGAAGTGATCGCCGCGACCGGTGCCGACAACGGCAAGGTCCGCCGCCATAGTACGGCAGGGGGACGGGCGGCGCCACTCTTTGCGGACGGGAACTGGCAGTTTGGCAAAAGCAAGAGCGATGCGTACGCCGCGGGCGATACCGTGCCCACGCTGGCGCCGAGCGTTGGCGCGCGGATCTTTGCGCGCTGCACCGTGGGTGTCCTCATCGAAAACGGCACGCCGCTCGAATCGGCGGGCGCGGGCCTGTTGCGGGCCGCGACGACCGGGGTGGTCATTGCGGAAGCCATGGAAGCGGAAAACACCACGGGCGAACCGTCGCCGGGCTGGTTACTCGTGCGCATCGTGGCGCAATAAGGGAGGACTTCTATGCCAGTCGCACTTGAAACCCAGGCGCTGCGTGGCGGGCCGCCGCAGGCGTCCATTCTGTCGCCTCAGGGCATTGCCCACTTGCGCGCGATGGCCTCCAAGACACGTGAGGCGCACCTGTACACGCATGCGACGCTGCTCAAAGAGCAGTGGGTGGAGATTGACAATCTCTGGTTGCGCGTGGCGGATCAGTACATGGGCGCCGTGATGGATCTCACCAGTCGCGGCCTGACGCAGACGATTCCCTCCCTCGGCATTGCGGCCTCGCAGTATCAAGCCATCAACCGCATGGACAACGCCACAACCGACATGCGCGCCTCGGCCGCAGGGAATAACCAGCGCTTGACGGTGACGCCGCGCCTCGTGCCGCTGCCCTTCGCGTTCGAGGACTACGAGTTCGACATTACCGAACTCGAAGCGGTGCAGCGTCTCGGGGGGACCCTCGAGACGGCGTACACGGAAGAAGCGCAGCGCTCGGTCGCAGAGACGTTTGAAAACTGGTTGGTCAACGGTGCCGCAGAGTTCTCCGTCGATGGCAATACGATTTACGGCTACCGCACGCATCCGAACCGGGTCGCGAAAAGCGGCGCGTCCTGGGCGACGGCTGATGGGATTTATACGACGATTCTGGGTATGTATACCGATATGCTCACCCTGCACCGTCCTGGTCCCTACGGCTTGTATCTCAATGTGGCCCAATATGGCCAGTTGCACGCGAAGGAAGGCGTCGACACCGCGTTTAACTCCCTCGTGCGTATTCAGCAATCCTTTCCGCAGATTGTCTCGATCAAGCCGACGTTTGCCATGCCTGCTGGTCAGGCGGCCCTCGTCGAACTTCAGCGGCGCACGGTCGATCTCGCCATCAAGATGGACCCGGCCAACGTGCCCTGGGAAATTATGGGTGGCCTGGCGCAACACGTGCGCGTCATCGGTTCCATCGTGCCGCGCATCAAGGCGGACGGGGCAAATCAGACCGGTGTCGTGCATTATAGCGGCATCGCATAGGAGACACGCCAGTGGCAGATGTCCGAGAGCAGACAGAGCAGACAGAGCGGCCACCGCAGACAGAGCAGTATCGCTTAACCGGGCCATACGGACGCATGCAACAGCATGCGGAGACCAAAG